ATCTTCTTGGTATGATGATTGACCAAATTGTTCTATGGGTTGGCATACACCATCAACTAACATATACCCTTCTGGGCAAGGGTCAGTTGGTGTGTCTTCTGCGGAAAAATCTATTTGCGGATTAGGATATAAAGCATCAGCAGGTAAACCTTGTTCGGTTCGTAAATCAAATAAAGGATTACGAAATACACCTGTGTTTTGTTTAGGCGTAGGGTTCGTTAGGTAATTATCAATAATACTTTGTGCCTCTGTGCTTTGCATAAAAGGTGTCATTAATTTAATCCTTGTTCTATAATTTTAGATGCTAGTTTTTCTTTTTCTATGTTCTCTACATTTTGATCTTTAATAAGTTGAGCCGCTAGTTTCTGTTCATCTAGTTGTAATTTTTTATTTTTGATGTCTATGTCTGCCATTGCTTTTTGTCGTTGCATTTCTACTTGTTGTGCCGCTAGTTGAATTGCAGGGTCGGGTTTTTCTTGTTTAGGTGGTTGTGGGGGTACAGTAGCAGGGTTTACGAAAAACTGACTCGCATCCTTATATCCTGCATTTTCTAAAAATTTCTGTAATGTATTGTAGACATTTTGTGGAGTCACTAATGTACCCATTCCGCCTGCCTGTATTAATTTTTCTTGTACGTTAAGTACCTGTTGTAATACTTGAAGGCGTTGATCTTGATTACCTGTTCCTAATCCTACTTGTACTGTTGCATCGTATCGTGTTGTCCATTCTCTTGGATTCATTGGTACAAAGTTACCACGAAGACGAATAATACGTTCTTGATCTTGATACTCGCAAACAATCGCTAAAATATTTTTAAATATATCTTTTACTCCTTCGGCAAAGTTTCTCGCTATTAACTCAATACGTTGCGTAGAGGCTTGCATCATCTGATTAGTTGATGTTGCTGTTGTATGTGATTTATTGATGGTGTCTGGGTTTAATCCTAAATGTTGTTTTGGTACACCAGATCGTTGTTCTTTTAATTCTTCTATTTTTCCTAACATCGCTAAACCATCATTTAGAAAGTTAGGTGTTTGAAGTGGTGTTACTGCATTAGGATTTTTAACACGAACAATTCCCCCTGCTCTACTGGTTAGTAGATCATCAAGGTTTGCTTGACCATCAACAACAATCGTTCTTGCGTTGTTTTGAAAATACATATTGTCTAATGTATTTCTAAGGATAGTTGTTTTTACTAACTGTAAGTCAGCAAGTAAATCATAAAAAGATAAACCAAAGAAACGGAAAGGCATTGGAATAGCACACACCATCGCAAAAGGAATAAGTGGTATTTCTTCGTTTTCTAAAATAACGTAATTGTTATACCCACTACCACCAACAGTAATTTTTCTTAGCTCGGCAATACCATCGCCATCCATGTCAACTTTCATGTAGCACTCGGTAATTTGCACTACACGAAGAGCAGGGTCAACCATGCTAACATCCATGTCAGTTGTTTCATCATCGTAGCTACGTCTGACGATTGCTTCGGTGTTATAAATTTGTTCTTCGGTAGTTGGTAAACTTTCTACTTGTTTTCTATCGTAACCCATGTCGATTAGTTCAGATACTGTTTTCATTACTCGCTGTGCAATAAAATCACAATCTTGTAATGAAGTAGCTCTCTTACTAACTAACACTTCTTCTGGGGGTACAGGGTCTATTTGTACTCGGGAATAATCTTGTACTCTTTTAACATCAACATCATACAATGTTTGAGGCATCCCCATCATATCCTCTTCTCGACTATCAACACCAATAATTTCTACTTCATTATCTATTTGTAGTGCTTGGTATTCTGCTTCTGTTAAATTTTTATAACTTTCTTTTTTCTGTTCTTTAGACGTTTTCCAATAGACTTTACAAAAACCATTTTTTTGAAGAAGAGCCGTTTTAAACATTGAGTGCAAAATGTTAAAACCATTATTGTCTTTTGTAAAAATATGATTGCAGTAATCAGAAATTTGTTCTGCGTATGGCACATCTTCTGGTTGCGTTGGTTCAAAGTTTACTACTTTGTCTTGTTGTGTAAACATTCGCATAAGGCTCGGGAGGATTGCCTCTACAACTTCTAATAAATCTTGACTAACAACACTAGATCGACCTTCTGTTTCATTACCAATAGGCTCGCCTAAGTAATACTTGATTGCGTCTTTGCGTTGTTCGGCTAATTCACTTGAGTAAAACCCTAAAGAGTTTTGTACTTCCTGTGAGATTAACGTCAATAATTTTGTTTTTGATAATTTTGCCATTAAATAATTCCTAAATGTGGGTACTCGATTTCTGTACTCCACTCACTTGATTGATTTTTTCCTACTGCAAAGTACCGAAAGGCATCTGCACTATGCGATGTCCAATCATGTACGGGTTTGTTTTTTGTTTCTCCTTTATCGGTGGTAGCCCATCTGTACTGACGAAGTGCGTCTAATCCGTCTTTACATTTTTCATGGTCAAACCAACAACGAGCAAGAATCATGCGTACTGCATTAATTCCATCCTCTATACTTAACTTAGGAACAATAGCTGTTCTCAGTCCTAAACTTTGTGCAGTCTCTAGCCTTGATACCCCTGTTCCAATTTCTCGGACATTAGCATCATGCGGTAGATAATGCGTGTCATACACATAGCCTTTATCTTGCAAAGCAGAGGCGTAGTATTCTAAACTCTCGCCACTCTCTTCCAAGTAATCTATAATATGAAAAGCACTTCCTTTTTGTTGGACAAACCATATAGCGGTTTTATCTGCCATTCCTAAATCCCAGAATGTATTAACCTTCATACTTTCATCGTAAGGTACTTTTGTAATTCTTTTATCATCATCCGCTTTATTTAATCCTCTTGCATAGATTGAACCTATGGCGGATGAGTCGAAGCTACATTCAAATTCTGCCTCGTATATTTCAGGTGGCATTAAGGCTTTTGCTTCATTTAATTCCAACTCAGAAATAATGTTTGTCTCGGAAGCTTTAAATGTTTCTGCGTACCAATCGTCTTGATGATTTGCGTGATCGTATAAAGTCCAAAAGGCATTGTGTCCTTGCGGAGTACCTATGGCAATTAAGAACCCTTCTCTATCAGACAAAGCAGGTCGGACAATCTCTGTCCATAACCTCGTAGGCATTTGTGCTACCTCATCTAAGATTACCCCATCCATATACAACCCACGAAGACTGTCTGGTCTTTCACATCCTAGAAGCTGTATTCTTCCACCATTCGGTAGATCGGCTCTAAGCTCTGTTTCATGGTACTGTACGTCTGGTAAAACACTTGTATATTCCTTCAAATAATCCCAAGCGGTACGTTTTGCCATTTGGTATGTTGGAGCAATATAGTAGTATCTGGGTCTAGGAAGTCTATTCTCTAAACACTTTTTAAGTATCTCGTTAATACACAGTACAGTTTTGCCAAACCTTCGATGACAAACCAACACATTAAATCGTTGTAACTTATTGTGTACATCAACTTGATGCGGTCTTGGTTTATACGGAATTGTTATCTTCATTAAGAATATCTCGTATTCTCGCTACGTCATTGCCTTTTACTTGCCCTCTACCCATTGTCTCTGGGTAACTGGTTTTCTTCTGCATAAGATCAACCAACTCCTTAAAAGGGTCTTTTGGTTGTTTCTTTTTTACTTTTTTTTTCTTCATATTTAGCTCGTAGTCAAGTTTTTACCTTGTTTATGTCGATTGATACCAGATGTTGCCATTTTGTTCTCTAGGGGCTTAAAAAAAGCCTTAAGAGAGTTTGTTTTGGGTTAAAATCACTTCCTATTTTTATTTCTAACAGTCAATGGGGGTGGGTCTTCCTGTGTTTTGCCTGTATTTGCATTAGTTAGGCAGTAGTTAACCCTTATATTGTGCCATTTATTGCTAGTTTGTACGCTTACTGTACGGATTTTGTTTGTTTATTGCTTGTTTTGTGCCATTATTAGCCCTTGTCAGCCTGTTTCTATAAAGAAATGATCTGATTATTATAATATTATATAATAACCTCATACAATAAGCCATTTAACCCCATTAATAACTTATATAACCCTACCCAATTAATAACACTTTAACCTTATTTCATGTGTATTTGGCATTAAAAAAGCCCTATGTTTAATTATAGGGCTTGATGATAGTATTTATATTATTAATTGTATATAGTTGATACTGTACTTATTAAGAAATATATAAATAATCCCATAATAAATAATGATATAACTCCGCTTAATAAGTTTATTAATATTTCTTTTTTCATTTGCTTATAGCGTTTCTAAATGTCTCTTCATTAAATCTAGGATTATCATTCTCGCAAATTTCTATTACTTCGTTGATCATGTCACAAAGTATATTGTCAGTATGATTAGATGTATTTTTATCTCCTAGCATTTCTTTTTCTTCGTTGTTGATTGTAATCGCATTTTTAAACATTTTAGCTAGTTTAATATAATCTTTTCTAGTCATTGGTTTACACTCCATTTATTAATAAATAAAGTTGTAAAGCAGTAAAGGTTTAAAGTCAATAGATAAAAATAAAAAAAGGCTATAATTAATATAGCCCCCTTTTATGTAATAGTTTAAGCTGTTACTGTTTCTAATTCTTCTTCGTCTTCTTCTTCTTCTAATGTTTCTACATAATCATAAACAATCTGTTCGCCTACAATATAAGCATACATATTTACAACGTGTTCTGGCTGGCTTAAATCTGTGTTAACTTCGCCAAAATTAAATTTTTCATACTCTTTAATAATATTAATAATATTAAATACTTCATCACTTAACCATTGTTTAGCTTGATAAGTACCTATGATATAATAATCAGTATTGAAGGCGTGATGGTGTAAATCGTCTTTATTTTCTTTTATCCACTCTTTATCGTGATCAGCTACCCAATCATAAAAATATTGTTGGATTTCATCTTGTTTGTAATAGTTCATTTTATACACTCCATTAATAATTAATACCTTATTAATACAATATATTAAAATAATGTCAATTTATTTCTTTACTTATTTATTATAAAGTGGTAATGCTTTATAAACAATTAAAAGGAGTGTAAAACCTATGAAAAAAATAAATTTAGTAAATCGTATTATACTTAAACAAGCAAAAACACCAATAACTGTAAAAGGTGTAAAATATGTGCCTAATAATTATTATACAAAAGGCGGTAAGATCAATAAAAAGTTAGAAATTGATTTAACTAAAGACCCTAAATTTTTTAATTAATTAATATTAGCCCTCTTTATTTAGAGGGCTTTTTCTTTTTCACTACTTTTCTAGCTACCTCTAGCAAATCTCTCACAGCTTGCGAATAATTTGGAATATTCGGCTGTTGTCTTCTATACTCTTCAATAAAGTTGTTTAAATCTTCATTAAATTTAACTTGTTTTGATACTTCAAATGTTTTTGGTTTAGCCATAATGAGCTTATAAACAAATAAATTTTAATTACAAGTATTTTTTATCTTGACTTTAAGTCTTTACCTGTATAAAGCTATATTAAATAATTATGGAGTGTAAAATTATGAGTAAAGAATTATTTGTTATTGTATTGTTTATTAATGCAATGATTTTTTTAACTGTTCAGTGGGTTAATGTATGAATGATTATTCTTATAGAGAATTTCTTGAACTTGGCATTGCTGTTTGTGTTAGCTGTGGAAGTGCAAACATAGAAGAAAATCAAATTAAACAAACAAAGAGTAAACCGCTTGAATATTGTTATGATTGTGATTTTGCAGAAGGCACGTTAACTTGTATGCCAGATGATACTATTTTTTATCCAGAAGCAGAATTAACTTTAATGAATATTAAGAGAGGTAAACAATGAAAAAATATACTAAAAAAGATTTTTTAGATTATGCCACAGCATTTGATTACACATTTGATTTAGAAAGCAATAAAATAAAAGATAAAAGAGGAAACATTTTATCTGATGATGATTATAAAAAACAAATGAAATCTTGGTCATTAAAAGATTTTCAAGAGTTTTATGGATTCTCTTACAATAAAGATGATTAAAAAAAGTTTCCCTTACCCTAGTTTCGTAGAGTAAGGGATTGTCAATGGAGTGTAAAATCTATTGACGAATTAACTATAAACTATGGAGTGTAAAAATGGAAACTGATAAGATTATTGAATTATCAAATAAATTAACAATAGAAGATATGCAATTATTGATGACAATATTTGCTGATAGAATTTCTGTCTATATTGGTCAACATGATAAAGTTTTATTTACTGGCGATTTAAGTACCGAAAATCCTGTTACTTTAAATGGTGCTAACATACAAATTAACATGGAATATGTTGACAAAAAAAATAGTTTTCTTAAACAATATAAGGAGTATTTAAAATGATAGATCAATTATGTTTAGTTTCTACTAGTGGAGATATGTCTAGTAGAGGTATGGGAACTAAGAACACAATTTATTTGTTTCCTAGTGAATACAAAAAACAAGTCGATAATTTTTTAAAAGCACAATTAAATTTTCATTTACATACTTATAATGAAAATTGGTTAAAAGGTAATTATAAAAAAACTTCAAAAATACCTTATAAAAGATATTCTGAATCTTATTTTGTTTTAAAAGACTTAAATGTTTTTACTTGTAAATATGATTTTAGAACATCTTGGGATTTGTCTTTATTTGATGAAGGCGAATTGCAACAATATGAACCCTATAAAGTTGAGGATAATTTTAATATTTTAAAAAACAAAGAAAAAAGAAAAGATTTTAAAATTAAAAAGTTATCAAATGAAACTGTTTGTAATTGGTTCGGTGATCGTGGTTATGACATCAATGATGCAAAATTAACTTATAAAACTATTTATGACCCTTATGAACAAAACGATTGGATTTTTATAAATGTTGCTAATAGTAGCAATTATTATACACAAGATAGTTTTGATAAAAATGAAGTTGAATTATTTTATTTGAATACTAACAATCCAGAACCTTATAATGCTTGGAAGAAAAAAAGTTTTAAGTGGGATAAAAAAAACTTAGTTAATTTAATTCCTAAAGAAGATAATGATAAATGGTATGAAAAATTTAATAAGTTAAATGATTAATTATAAAAAAATTACTGTATCTTATGTTTACAATCCCACAGTAGATGAAATTTTTAATGGTATTAAAAATAAAAAAATTCCTAATGCAAGAAGAATTGAAAAATCATTTTCTAATATTGAAGATGCTAAAATTTATCAAAGTGAATTACATAAAAATAGTAATTGCACAGAAATAACATTGCATACCATTACAAAAGAATAATTTACTTTAACCATTCAATTTCTAGTTTTTGACCTTGACTACTTGTTAAGGTCAATTTCTCTTTATCACTACCAAAGATTTTTTTTGCTCCCATTTTTTGTGCCATAAATTGTTTGTGGCGAACATGGATATCCAAAGCACGAATAGTTGTCATATTATATTCGCCTTTTTTAGCTTTATCTATTGCGTCTCTCGTTAAAGTTTCAACATCATCTATTGTGTAATAAACTGATCGCTCTTTAGCTTTTTGGTATTCATCATCAAGTGAAGGGTCTTTTTTGCACCATGTGTTCCATGTATTCCATGAAATGTTATTGTTTTTGCAAATTTTAGTAATTGCCTCGCCTAAAGATACCTCTTCAAGAATCTTTTTAACAAGAGAACCTTTATACTTTCCTCTTGCCCCTTTTTTTGTTTTTATCTCTGTTGATGATGTATCTGTCTTTATCGTTTCCAATTCTGAACTCGCCACTTAGTACCTCTAATATTTCTTTTAACTTTTCAATGTATTGTTGATTGTTCAATGTCATTTATACTCGATTGTAATTGAAATAATTCAGCAAATTCTAATGCCTCTTCATCTGTATCAAAATTTGCAAACTTAACAACGATTTCTGTTTTGTTTGTTTGCTGATTTTTAACCATGTATAAACTACATTGATAATTGTTTATGTCTGCTAAATGCTTCATGTAATAAAATCTTTGTTGTTTCTGGTGTTAAGTAATCTTTGTAATGATTAAATTTTTTGTAAATCTTTATAACTGTTTTAGGGTGTAAACTAGCAAGCTCACAAATGTATCGAAAATCATCTGTCCCTAACCATTCTTTTGCTGTGATGTGGTGGTAACTATTCCTACTTTCAATATCAATAAACTTGTTAAGACTATCCATAAGTGATTGAATAATTACAGCCACAAACAATTTTGTTTCTGTTTGCATAAATAAAAAAACCCTCATTGAGAGGGCTGTTGCTTGCGTAGTAATTTGAATCTTAATTGTTTTAGACTATTTACCTCGCACTCTGTAAGGGAACAAAACGTGAACACTTTAAAAATCAAAGATAGTTACCATTCTATCTAAAGCCTCTTGTAAGTCTTCCATCCCTTTACGTTTATATTTGTTAGCAGGTCTGTTTAGTACCATTACCCACCAAGAAATATGCCAAAACTTGCCTAGCTCTTTACAAACTTGATGAAAGTATGAATGAGCGTCTATGTTATCTAAAATAAAATCTTCTTTAGTTCCTACTACCATGTCATTTAAACTAGCGGTTACTCTTTGTTCTAAGCCTGCATGATAACAAATTTGTTCAAATTTTGAGCCTGCAAAGAAACGTTTATCATTAGTACCTCGATCATAACTACAAAGCATACCTCTCGCATGATAATTTTCTAAAACAGATTTATGTACTTTTTCTAAATGACGATCTTCGCCATAAAAAGCAAAACGAAATTTAGCACCATCAACTTTACGAGTTAAAGTACGATCTTCATTTAAAATTAACTCTTGGCTACCAAGTTCAATTGCTTTTTTACTTTTCTTTTTTTTTGTCATTTTTTAAAATTTTAAGAAAACAATCAGCACAATAATAAATATAATGCTGTAAGATGTGAGCTTTGTTAGGACATTGACAACATTTTTTATCGGACATTAACACCTAACACCTTAATTTGTTCGTCAGTTAATAGTTTTCGTTGATACAAGTCTCGTATTTCTTGAAAGTTTTTTTCTGCTTGGGAAAGCATAAATGCACTTGGATTGTTGCAAACTTTTATCCATTTTTCAGCAATCTCTTCATTGTTTACTTCTTTTACGGGTTCTAGCTTTTTTTCATCTTTTTCGTAGTTACCTTCTATGATCTTTGCATAGTTAATTTCATTTAACACCCAATTAAAATCAGCTTTCCATCCTCTATCGTTGTTTCCCCATAAAAAAGGTATTTTGGAAATGCGTTGTAAAAACTGTTCCCATTCCTCGTAGCTCTCATTGAAAAAAGATTTAAACCTAGATTTAAACAATCTTTTTCTTGGTTCATTAAAAACTTTAATATGGGATGTTGGAATATGCTTATTCCAACTATCTATTATATTATTATATATAATACTATTACTCTTACTATAACTGGCATTATTAGGCATATGCGATGGCATAGCTTTTTCTTTATCCCACCTCAAATTTGCGTTTTTAGAATTTTTTTCAGATACGTTTTCAACATATTTCCATTCTTCACATTGAGCTGTATTGGTATATCCTTCCTCTGTTTTATCAAAGTAAGTATCAAGTAAATACTGTGTTTTTTTAATGTTTGGGTTCTTTGCTATTTGATTTATTCTTTTAAGGTCACTTGGTAGTTTAGCTTGTAACTTCCAAGCATAACAAAGAAAACGAAAGTATTTGCCTATTTCATCATCTGATAAATGCACAGTATCGGCTATAAATTTGTCAACATGGACACCCATTTTGAAGATTTTACTCACAAATAATATCCTTTAAGACTACTATTGATCTCTTAATGTAAGGGGTTTTAGCGATATATTCTTTATCTTTTAATCGGTAGATATATCTATCGACCCCTGATAGCGATTTTAAACCTAAACCATCGGCAATTTCTCTCATAGATGGCGATTTTCTCTCGATTTTAGTAAAATTAATTATAAATTCTAAAACCTTAGTTTCCTTAACTGTCAAATTATTGCGTATTTCCTTGGTTTTTTGACAAATATTACAAAAGACTTCCATTTCATATAAAATAAATATTTTTATACATTTGTCAAAACTTATTGACAATGTAAAATTATAATAATATTTTAATTTTCACAATAAATTTGACTAAAAAAACTTACGAGGTAAAACTATGCAAATGAAATTGTTAGACCACAAAAAATATTTAATTAACTTAAATACGTTAATTAAAGAAAAAGGTCATAATCCTAGATCATTAGCTTTACTTACTGCTGATGCACCTATTGGTTATGGGTCAATGTCTCATCAAACTATTTATTCAATTTTAAAAGGCGATACAGACGCTAAATATTGGCAACTTCAAGAATTAGGTAGAGTTTTACAAGTAAAAATAAATCGTATTATTAGTGATAATATTGTTAAAACAGAAATAATTGAAAAATATGATTATGATAAATGTCATTTTGTACCAAGAAATTATGATGAACCAATAGAAGTTATTTATTTTTTAAATAATGCGTATTTAAAACCAACACAAAAGGCTTTTTATTGGGGTGTTTATGAAGGTAATCACATTCCTGCATTTTCACTTATAGACTTTGACCATAAAGATTGGGTTAAGGATAAAGATTTAAAACAAAGATTAATTAATGTAGATGTATTTCTTCAAAGAAAAGCAAATAATATGTTTTATTATGGTCAAGTTTTAGAATTTAATAAAGATGGTTCTTGCGTGTTTCAATGGTGGAAAAGTAAACACATACATAAAGACGATTATAAATTTCATGAAAATGGAAAAAAGGTTTCTTATAAAGATATGTGGGTTAATGAATATCAACTTATAAAAGATTGTAATTTTACAGCTATTTATCCACGAATAACTACATCTACACTATTTGACGAAGATTATAAAATCGAACAAATCGCTATATAACTTTACATTGTCAAAATAACTTGACAAACTAATTTCAATCTATATTTTGTCCTCTATTGGCTAGAAATGGTCAATAATTGCAAGATTTGACATAAGGTTACTTCTTGTAGTCGATGATACATGGCACAGAGAGGGTAGGTTTCCTCCAAGATAGTTTCCCTACCCTCTTGTTCCAGAAAGGCAGACATGGACAAGATAGGAAAAATATTAACAGAAAGATATGGTTGGGAAGTTTACCCATTACCAAGCCCATTAGTAGAACAAAGAGAACCTAAGAAAGAATGGGAATTAGAACAAGCAGAAAATGAAGAGTTGATAGAGACAGATAGTGCCAACTAAACCTTATAAACTTGATGATAAAAAAATACCTAGTGTAACAACTATTATATCTCGTTTTAAAGATAATGGGGCAATTACTGGATGGTCAAATAAACTTGGATTAAGTGGTATTAAATATTGGGAAGAAATGAAACGAGTTCAAGATATAGGAACTACATTTCACGATCACGCAGAGTGTATCATTAATAAAAAAGAATTTACATTATCGGATGACCCAGAAGTACAAAGTTGTTTCAATGGTTTTATGAAATGGTGGAAAGAATTTAATGTCTAACACCGAAATTATTTGGACAGAAAAACATTACACCTCTCGTAAGTATAAATACGGAGGCACACCAGATTTGCTCGTCAAAAAAAATGGAAAACATATTCTGATTGATTTTAAGTCATCTTCTAATGTGTATGTTGATAATCTTTTGCAAGGTTCAGCCTATGCACAGCTTGTTAAAGAAAACGATAAGATAGAGATAGATCAATTTTTAATAGCTCGTTTTCCAAAAGATAACTCTGAATATGAGATTAGAGAGTTTAACAAAACCGATCTGAAAGAAGCATTTAAACAATTTAAGATTTATTTATCTGCTTTTGAAAAAGATAAGGAATTAAAGAAAAGGATGAGAAAAAAGAAATGAAAGATAAACCAGAAGAAATACAAACAATAAAAGAGGCTCTTACAAAGTTTCAAGAAATGAATGTTAAGGCAATTAAAGAATCAGTTAACCCACATTTTAAAAGTAAATATTCTGATCTTACAAGTGTCATTAATGCTGTTAATTATGGAACTAAGTTTGGTTTATCATTTACGCAATCAGTTGATTATCAAAATATGATAGTAAAAAAAGAAGCAACACAGTTTGATAAAGAAGGAAATCAAATAGTAAAAAAGTGGGAAGACGTTACAAAAGATATTTATGTAACAACAACCATGCGTCACAATATTGATAAAAAAGAATTTTCTTGTCGTGTACCTGTTTTAGTTAAAGGCGATGATAAAGAAAATCCTCAAAGGATGGGGAGTTCGGTGAGCTATGCGAAGAGATATGGATTACAATCATTATACGGATTAGCTAGTGATGATGATGACGGAAACTTAGCAAGTTAAGGAGATAATATGGAAGATAAAGATTTTGCTAAAGGATTATTTGTAAAAGAATCTAACGTTGATTTTGTTAAATTTAAAATATCAATAAAGAAAGATGAATTTACACAATGGTACAAAGAAAAGTTACAAAACAAAGATGAAGATTGGATTAATCTTGATGTTAAAGAAAGTAAGGAAGGCAAGTGGTACACCGAAGTTAACACTTGGAAACCTAAATCAGATACACAATCAGTAACTAAAGAAGAAGAAATACCAGACTTTTAATGAATACAGTATTAGCTTTTAAAAAAGTTGAAAAAGTACAACGTAGGAAAATTGAAAAGAAAAAACATTCCTGCGTTGTATGTAAGCGAGAATATTTAGAGGATAATATTATTTCACATTTTGCACCTAATCATGGTTACTACAATGAGGCGGCTATGCGATATTGCATTAAGTGTCATAATTTAAAACATCTATAATGAAAAATCACATAGACGTATACAGACAATTTTGGTGGGATGAATTAACACTAGCACAAACGGAACAATGTGCAATGTGTGGCGATTGGGGTGCTGATATTCACCACCTAAAATCCCGCGGCATGGGTTCAAGCAAATGCCGTGATACAATAGAAAATCTCATTTGTCTCTGCCGAAGCTGTCACGATAAATGTCATTCTAATAAAGAATACAACATTAAAGCCAGAGTTATCAATCTTAGAAATATAGCAGATAAATTGGAGAGTGAATATTTATGAGTGATGAATATTTTAAAAGAAGAAATAGGTTTGACCCTGTTGCTATGATGAATGAAACATTAAAGCTTGGAGAAGATTGGGCTGAAAACAAGACAGCTTTTGATTCATTAAAAGACACAGAAGCTACGTTAAAAAGTAAA